TATCGTGTTAACCACAACAGTACGAGTGCTTTATCCCACCTAGCAAAGGATTATTCAGCCATTTAACGGGACTATTTTATACCCGTATGCCGATTGCAAAATACCATATATGTATATCAAAACCTTAGACTCCAGTGGTTAACTGGTTCAAGTTGACCGTTTGGTCTGCTGGTTTCAGCCAGCGCTTGCGGAGCATCCTCCTAATCTAAACCATTACCTGTTTTACAATCAGGTTGTTCTGGCACATACTCGATTGAAGCTCATGACTTCCTCAACCGTTTCCCCTCGTAATTTAAAGAACTTATGTTAATATTATAACGCTAATTCGGATTTCGGTTTTACTTTTAGCGAATTTTTTTCTAAAAAAGTTTGAAAACCTTCGTAGATGTAATTCGTTGTGCACTTAGTCGACTGTTGCAGAGTCTTTATGTAGGTGTGGCCGTTGGGCGCTAAGTAAAATCCAATTACAGTTTCTTCGCCTTGATCGCCAATCAGGATCAAGTCTTCAAGTTGAATTGAGTCTCTCATTGTTTTTTATAGCGTCTGCGAAAGAAGATAGAGAGCCCAAAGAATAGAGCCGCAATACAGTACAATACGAAATTCGCTCTCCACAAAGTCCCAGTGAGGTGGATTAGCCAGTACTGGACGATGTCGAACCCGAACGGATTGAAGAACAGAGCTATCATCGCGCACCATGTCGCTAGGTTGCCCAATAACGTTTTTCTCCAAGTTTCTACTATCACTATCCATAGATTTTTTGAAATTTGTAAATTCGAGTTTATTTATCCAGTTTACCACTTCGCTTCTTGACCAATATCCGGTAGAGCACAATGAAATCCTTGTAGTCTAGTTTTGGCCTCAAGAAAACAGCCGCAAATTTTACACTGAACGAATGTTGGATTGAAATGATCGCATGCTTTACATAAGTCCATGCGACGAGTCTTTTCAATTTCCGGAACAAAAACCTTGTTCAAGATTCTTGACATTACTGTCGGTTGGCTTGATGTTTGAGAACCGCCGCCGCATCCACAATTAGCTGTGGTCGTTTCAGTAGTTTGGTTAGTTTCTGACATTTAATCTAATACTTTTTCAAAGACTCTTTTATCATCAAACTCCAGGTAGTTTTCAAGTAATTTACCTGAATTCTGACGATACTGAAGTACTGCAAGATCTTTGGCCTTTGCCTCAACCTCGATATCGAAAGTGAGTCCATAAGTATTTATCTTCTCATAAACATGATCGGCATGTGAACGTGCAATAACCGTAGGATCCTCGAACGTTTTCCTACAGCTTGAATAGTGAGTAAGAGGTGTATGGCCGTGCCAAGTAGTCGAAGCAAGACGTAGCGCGGCTTCCTCAGTAAGATCGCCAGTATTGAAACGGTGATGATGGAAATCGAATGTGATTGGCGTGCCGATTTTGCAATAGACTAACGAGTAAAGATCGGCAACTGAATACTGGGCAGCCTTATCGTCGTTTTCGACAACTAGACGAGCTTTTGTATTTGGGTGTAATACTTTAAAATTCTCGCAGAACCTAGCGGCAGCCGATTCCCTGTCGCCATAGGATCCACCTAGATGAATATTAATTGGGAACTGATAGGTAATAGGTAAACCCATTAAGGTCATAATCTCGGCATGCTGGTTAAGATCCTTGATTGTTTTACGAACAACATTTGGATTTGGAGAACACAAGACATCGAACTGGCCTGGATGCATTGAGATACGCATGCCATGCTGTAGCGCAAATTCGCCAATTGCTTGCAGATCAGGTAGAATATCGGCAAAGTTAGGTAACTCAGTAATCTCGTACTCGGACATCCATGGAAAGATATCGCTAGACATACGATACACAAAGATATCGTTTGCAAGATTCCAGCGCAGAATTTTAAGAATGTCCTTGACGTTTTGATGAGCGAGCTCGCCACAATATACTTGACCCTTTTCCTGAAAGGTTCTCTTGATCATGCCACGGTTGGCTGTAATCTTTTGGTCGGCTAGTGATAAGTTAATACAGCAGTAGCCAAGTCTGACGTTAGAATTTTGCATAGGTTTATTATACAAAAAAAGGGACCGTAAGGTCCCTTTGATTTATAGTAAGCGGTTTTTAGAAATTAACCGATGAATAGTTTTTCGTAATTGACCTCAATACTCTCACAACGTCAACTGCGTCCTGTAGAGCATCGTGTGTTACGATTCCGTCAATGCCTGCTCGCTTCATGCACTCAGCCAAATTCGGTAAACCTGCATCCTTTGTCCAATCCATGCACAAGATAGCTGGATCAATCATGCGTTGTCTGATCTGTACTGATGATGACCATCCTGTCAGTTTTTGCAGAAAGAGTTTATCAAATGTTGCAAAGTTTTTACCAGCAACGGTGATTCGGACTTGACCAGTTTTTGAGTCTGGATCGCCTAATCCGTTTGCCTGCAACCATAAGCCGAATGATTTTGCAACGAGGCCTTCGGGTAAGATATTGTATTTCTTACGCAAGTCAGCTCGCTCTTCTTTATTCGCTCGTTCCAATTCGCCAAGCTGAGCCAGAATATCCTTATTCATGACCAGTGCAAATGGGCTGCCTGTGTATTGAGGGTGTTCAACTAGACACTTAAATCTAGGCAGGTCCTCAATAGGTAATGGATTAGCTGTGTCCTCAATAACTGCACCGATCTGAATCGTTTGGCAAGTTTCTGGATCTAATCCCGTTGTTTCTATGTCTATTGATACGTATTTCATGTAGTCTATTATACTATAGGTTAAAAAGGAAGGCTATCATCGCTCCAGTTAAAATCAGTTTCGGCTTGAGGTTTACTTGGTGTTGTATCAATATCGCCGAATACATCGTCATCAAATTCTCCAGCATCAGCAGTTATGCCAATTGGACCGGATTTTTTCTGACCACTAATTCTCCAAGCCTCAAGGGTTGTGAAATATTTTACTGATCCTAATTTGTCTGTCCAGTCTCGGCCTTTTACGTCGAATGCAACTGAAACAGTATCGCCAATATCGAATGACTCTAGCATATCGCATTTGTCTTGTACCAATTGGAAAAGGATTTTTTGTGGGTACTTATCTCCCACCTCAATTACGAATTCGCGTTTACGAAATCCCTTATTGAAAGTTTGCGCTGGGAACATCTCAATGATCGTTCCGGTTAATTCAAATTTATTCATGTTAGAAATCTGGGTTTGTTATTTTTATATCGTAGTTTTGGAAATTTTCAAAGTCTTTGCGATCAGCCTCAATACGGCGATCAACTGAGTCGCCTGGCATATTACGGTGAGTCATACGTTCACGCCTAACCTCTTCATCAATATCAATAAAGATTACCAATGAATCTTTACGGGAGTCATCAGACAGGTGAGCTAAGCCGCTTGGTGTCATGATGAATATGTCATCCTCTTCAAATTGAGTTCGAGTAGTTCCGTAAATCCAGCCGTTAAACTCAACGTATTCATAGAACTCGTCATTTTTAATTAGACTCGCCGCCTGTTCTGGAGTCAAGAAGAAATAGTCTTGTCCATCAACTTCGCCTTCTCTTGGCGGGCGTGTTGTGTAACTAACTGCGTATTTAAAGCCGCGTGATTCAAATTTTTTGCGAAGGTAATCTTTGCCGCTTGCAGCACGACCTACTATGATTATTCGTTTATGCATATATGATTAAAATTCTCTTTGTGTTTCGTATACTGTTTTAATAACTGGAAATCTTAATGAGTGGTTTCCGTGTTGATCAGTCGTTTCTTCAAAAAACTGAACCGTAATTGTTTTACCTAAAATTTCATTTGGGTTTTGAAAGTAGTGGCGACGTTGTTCAAGAGAAAAACCTGATCCAACTCTGACTTGATTGCCTTTATGCTGAACGAATACTGCTTTCAGCATTTCCTCTTCTTCTTCACGGCCGTTTTCAATAACTCGGTGAGTTCCGTTTTCAAGACCAGTTACTTGATACTCAGCATCATGCATCTTTTTAACCTTTAACAGGTTCTTTGAGCGTTTGCCTTCGTATCCAACATCCTTACGAATCATGATGCCTTCGTATCCCATTTCAGTTGCATCAGCTGCAACCTTTTCAAAATGTTCTCGATCAGTTAATTTGAATTGAGGCAATGGCTCTGCGAATTCCAGTCCAGTACTCGATGCCACCAAGTAAGCATTTATCATGACTAACCTAGCAGATAGAGTTATTTCGCTTGTTCCGCTTGTAAATTCGTCAAGATCCAATAGGTCAAATACATAATACTTTGGAGTTTCAATAGTGTGGTCCTTTTTGCCTATTTCTTTGATAATCCCCTGAAAATCTTCAAGGCCAGAATCTCGCATGATACAAACTTCGCCATCTAGAACTTTAGACCTAAGACCCAATTTCATAAGGTCTTGGCGTAAAGCATCGAGAGTTAAGAACTCCTTGCCTTGACGAGAAAAGAACTTAATATCACCAGCTTCATCAATTACGGTGATGCAACGAACTCCGTCTAGCTTACGACTTGCCCACCACATACCTGAATCAAAATCTACTTTCTTCTCAGCCGATTCAAATTTTTCAGCTAATGCAACTTCAAAGGTCGGCACTGTCCCAGGCAGGACAGAATTGATTAAGGTAGAGGTTGCTCGGGTTTTAATATTGCGATCTATCACATCATAGATGATGTCTGCGAACTCCTTATATTTTGCGATAAAACCATTAACTGCTTGTATTGCATTGTGGCCAGTCACATGACGTTCATTCAGATCATCAAGCATCGCAAACAGATCAGTATAATTATCGAAAATTAGGTCAGATCTCTTTTTGAGATTTGCTGAAGTAACATGATACTGCTTAAATGGCGTGTACGTGTACTTAAATATTTTTCGTAGGAATGGAGAATCGTATTTTTGCAGAATCTCTTTTTTGGCATTAGTCGAAGAAGTAGCTTTCATCTCTTCAATAAACGCCCTAAGGTTGGTAAAGTCTGTATGCATACAATTATTATACTATACAAAACAAAAAAAGTCGACACTAGGCCGACTTTTTCATAAAAATATTTAGTTAATTATCTTCTAACCTTTAGGAAGTCAGAGAATGAAGTAATCACAGTAGCTTCAGAAACTGCGGTAAATCCTCCTTGTTGACCGCCTTGTTGACCGCCTTGAACAGGAGTCTTTTGCATGTCTTGGGAAATCTTATCAACTTGTTGAGCAAGAGGTCCTCCACCTGTAATACCGGCCCAATAGCCGTTACATAGAGAAAGCATGTCTCCGCTTATTTCAGAAGCAACGCAGTACTCGTAAAAGTCTCCGTCTTCTCCAAAATTCTTAGACCATACTTGTTTAACAACTGCTGCTGTTTGTGGGCTAAGTGAAGTGATCATGAAGGTGATTTGTAATTCGTCAGCTCCGTCAGTATAACCTTTTGCTAATTCTCTAATTTGAGTACAGAATGCAAATGCTGCATCTTCAGCTGTGAAGTTTTGAGCTTGAACTGGTTCTGCACCGCTTGCTGCGGCTGAGAGAGCTCCGCCTGTTGCCATTCCGGCACCAACTCCTGCTCCGATTTTTCCACCGACTTGAGCAGCTTTGCCTGCTTGAGTTAAGGTTGAGAAACCTGATTGAGCTGCTCTAAAGTCATTTGCACCAGCTGCCAGTCTTGAAACGTTTGCCGCTCCTTGAACTCCAACACCAGTTGCTTCAGCTCCAGTTGTTGCCATTGCACCGCTTCTAAATGCTGTGAAACCTCCTCTTAATTTATTAACGGCTCCAGCTGCTCTAACCGCTCTAGCTCCAGTAATAAGGCCTTTTGCCGCGGCTCCTACACCGAATGTACAAAGCCCAATCGCAACGTCTACTACCAATGATTCTAGAAAATCTACTCCCATTCCGGTCGCAATATCTTGTTCAGTAACGGTATCACCGTAAACTGCTCTAGCTAAAACTTCAGGAGTTCCAGAGAAATCTCCTTTAACCGCATCCATTAGGGACTCATTATATGCTGTCTGATATGCAGTACCTAATGCTTTGAATATTTCTGGCACGTTTGCACCTTTTTCGTAACCAATACGATAGATTGCTCCAGCTAATGCACCAAGCTTGTCTTCGTCTGTTCCAAAATTTAATCCGAAAATTGAACTTCCTTCAACACCCTTTCTAAATTGAGTTGCTAAGTAATTCATATCTAAACCTTCGATTACCTTAGACGTTGAATCCCAATCAATATAAACTCCAGATTTTCCAGACGCGGTTTTACCGCCAGCTACATAGATTGAAACTGCGTATTCTTGGTCTCCGATTTTTACGGTAACTCGACCTGGACCAGATTGGCCAGACGCTACTAAGTTTGCAGACTCAGCGTTAAGCTTTAAGAATTCTGCGTCCGCTTTATCGCCTTTGCTAGCATTATCAATAATTAATTTCTTGATTGCCTGAACTTCCGGAGAATCAGTTGGTTCAATTGAAATGGTATTACCTTCAGGTTTTGCACCAGGCGAACCGGCTGTGCCAGCGGTACCAGCTGAACCGGCTTCAGTTAGCGAATAGTAGCCCAAAGACTTGCTCTCGTTTAATATTGCGTAATTTCCTATGTTTATGTGTCTCATTAGTTGTGTGAGCTTTTTTTAATTATTTCTTTTCTTCGGTTCCTTCTGCTGGAGCGGTTGCCGTCTGTACTGCAACTGGAGCAGTTGCTCCTCCAGGTTTATTGATATAGATGAAACCTGCTTGACCAGCTGTTCCGCTTGTTCCGCCAGTACCACCAGTACCAGACGTTCCGCCAGTAGTTACAACTGGGTTAGTTCCTTTACCTGCAAGTTCCCAAAGCTCTTTTAATCGAGCTAGAGTTATTCCAACTTTTGTGCAGTATTTAGCAAGATATTCAACATCATTTGAGTTGACCGCATTATGTTCAGCTTCTTTTGCATCAAAGAACATTCCAAAGGCAGTTGCTGTGTTTGGACCGTAATTACCGTCCGGATTGCCTAATTTATCTTGAACCCTTTTTCCAGCCTCGCCGTATTTCTCAGCAAGAACTTTTTCTTTAAGGATTAGTTGAACGAATTTTACCTCTTGTCCCTTTGACCCTCTAGAAACTTTAATTCCGGTTTGAAGAGCTCTACCGTTAGGATTTGGGTCTTGCTTATTACTAACAATCTCAAATGCAAGAAGTTTCTCAGTTAAGTATTTTAAAATTTGATCGTCCGCAGCGGTGTCTTTCCAATCCCATGGAAATACTCCGCCAGTACCGCCTGTTCCAGAAGAACCGGCTGATCCAGCTGTACCGGTCGTACCTGCTGTTCCAGAAGAACCACTTGTTCCAGTTTCAACTTTAATAATCTCTGGTTTAACTACTGGATTTAGGTCGGAATTCATTTTGGTAGCGTCCTCGGCTTTGTATAATTTAAGTTTACCATTTGAACTAGTTAAGAAAGGCTGCGCTTTTGATACGTCGTATTTGGAAGCATCTCTAACAGATAAGATTCCCTTAAAGATTTGTTGGCCTGTTGCTGAACGCTCTTTGTCTTTAGTAACTGCAATGAATACGATATTATTTGCGACCTTTGACATTACTACTGCGCTCGCTGATAATTGATCAGCTGCATTCTTTTTAGCCTCATCTGGATTCTCAGTTTCCATTTTCATAACGAAATGAAATGCAGCGATTTCGCCAGCATTAGCGTCCGGCTTATCTTCGTCAACTTTGAATTTTTGATCAGGGGTTAAAAATGAGAGTAGTGCTTCGTTTAGAGGCATTGTGCCCTTGGTTCCAGTTGACTTAGTATAGCTTTCGTTAATAAAGTCGTCAAATGATTTAAAACTTTTCATTTATTTCTTTGTTTTTTGTTGGCTTTCACCTTTTTATAATTTGTAAGATTATTTATTCGTGACAAGTGTCCACTTTATTATAGGGCAGCTACTCTAATAAATAATACAGACTATGAAATACTTATTTGAATTTGCTCAATACTCTGCACAACCTGCTCATACTGCATCTTTTGGTGTGCTCGGTGATCTGGGTAAAAAGTCTAAATTTGGAGAACAGACTGGATATTTTAAGAGCCTGATGGAAGAAGCTCAAGCTGGAGGCATGGATGCCTTTGTGTTTACAGAGTTTTCACCAGAAGGAGTGACTGCTTGGAGCCTGGACGGAGATGACTGGCATGAATCAAAAAAGGCTTTACCTTCTGTATTTTACGATAGAAGTTTCAGAAAGAAAGACGGTGCTGGTAAAACTTCAAATACTCGAGCTCTATGCTCGATGGGTTGCACTCCATTAAACTCACCAGAGTTTAGAAAGCTCGCGCTAGACAAGCATTTAATGTATCAAAATTTAGCAGATCATTCAATTGACGGAATGGGCTTACCTCATACTGAGAAGTACAGCGATTCAAAATTGATTCCATTCTTGCAAAAACATCCATCAGCTATTCTTAAACCTAGATTTGGTTCAGGTGGGCATGGCATAATCAAACTTTCTAAATCGGATTCAGGTTATGGAATCAATTATAAGGAAAATTCAATAGAGTGCCAGGAACCAGAATTGCTAAATAAACTTAATGAAATTCGTCAAAAGATGAATGCTAGCAAGAGACTCTATATTATTCAAGAGTGCATTGACTTGCCTAAATACAATAATGGAGTATTTGACGTTCGCGTAATTTATCAAAAGGGCAAGGGCGGAAGTCCTCTACGTACAGGTATGGCTGTAAGGCTTGCTGCACCAAATAAGGTTACAGCAAATCTACACCAAGGCGGAAGTCGAGAAACTCTAGGAAATGTATTGGGAACCTTGTTTAATCAAGACATGAATGGAGAAATTGCTGAATCGATTAGAAATTACTCAAAGGAGATTTTTGAGATATTAGACAGTAAAGTCGGGCCAATTGGAGAAGTCGGTATAGATTTCCTAATTGATCAAGGAGGTAGAGTTCATCTAATTGAGGTCAACTCTGTCCCAGGTAGAAACCTATTTCATATCTTACCGGATATTAGAGAGACTGCTATTAAAAGACCAGTCGAATACGCTAAGCACTTACTAGATAAACAAAAAAAGCCGCAATAAAGCGGCTTTTCTTTTTAAGTTAATGTCTAATTAAGCTTGCGCTTGGCTAGACTCTTCTTCTTTTAATTTTGCAATTTGATCGTCTAATTCTTTCATTTCCATGATTGAACTATTTAACGCAACTGCAATTCTAAATACTCGTTGTGCTGCTTCTAATCCTGAACCTCTGTAACGATTCAATAATAGAGCGCAGGCTTCGATAGCTGACGCTTGAACCGCTGGAGCTTCTGCTTCAAGTTTTAACTTAACCGCCTGTTCAATTCGAGCAACCGTTGATGCAAAACCTAAATAGCAATTCATCATCATGAACGCTTCATTCGGTCCATTAAATTCAAATTTGCTATTGCACTGATTTTTGATCCATTTAAGATCAGCTAATTCCAAGTTTACTGCCCAATAGCCAGTACGTTTGTTAATCAATTTTTGAACTTCGCTTAGTTCTTCAACTGGTTCTGGAATACCTCCTTCTTCTTGTGGGATTTCCATGTCAATGCTTGGCTCCATTACCTCTTCGGTCGGTTGTTCCATTGCCTCATCAGTAGGCTGTTCAATAGTTACTGCAACGTCTTCGATCAAAGCGTCTGTAACAAGGGTGTTTTGTTCTGTCATGTGTATAAATTATTGTTTAGTAAATTTTACTCAAAAAGATTCGCAAGTTTTAGCGAAGGCGATCTAAAATTATGCGCTGGGACGCAGAAACGTGTGTGTATGCCTCTTCGACATCCATAAAACCTGCCCAGTCAAGTTCTTCAAGCTGAAGTTGTTCTTTTGGAACACGTAAGCCAGTCAAGCCGATTTCAGATAGCTCAGAGATTCTGCAAACCAGATAATGAATGTTATTCTTGAATTTAGTCCCGCTCCAAACTTCGGCAGTTTGTATGGCAGGTTCAACTTGGTCTTGGCGAATCCGAAGACCTGTCTCCTCAAATGTTTCGCGAAACGCTGCTTCTTCTGGAGATTCTCCATCTTCCATTTTTCCCTTGGGAATTCCCATAGTGGGTTTAACCCAACTTGAATTAGTTGGATGCACCAATAGGATCATAGGTTTTTGAGTGTCAGCTGGTGTATAAACTATTGCAATACCTGCCGAATCAGATCGCTTCTTAGGCTTTGTGAAATTATCGAAAGTATCAATCATTTGAATTATTATCTAGAAATCGTTGACGATATATTGCGTTCTTTACTTGGTCTCGACGCTTAACGCTAGGCTTCTTAAATTCTTTTCTATCTCTTAACTCAGTTAGAGTTTTAGTTTTACTGAATTTCTTTTTTAAAACCTTTAGAGCTCGGTCGATCGAGCCAATTTCTTGTACGTTAACTAATAGCATTTATAGAATGTATGGGCATTTTTTCAAAACTTCTTCTCTATTAATATACTCATTTAGATAAGTTTTGACAAAATTATTTTGGATTTTATGTTTGTACCAAGTAGGAAGAGGTCCAATATACGATTCGAATACTCTAAAATATAGATCAACTAGTTCAGGCCGATTTAATTTAAAATTCTCCATCGCTAATAATACCGGACCAGACTCTCCGAGTCCAATTCTGAATCTACTAAAATTAGAGTTAATTTTTGAATTTATTGATTCAGTAAGTTCGTTAAGCTGATCACGATACGGTAATCGGTCCATGTCTAAATGAACTGGTGTACCGTCAATTATTTGTCGAGCTCCAAATATTTTACCACGGTGTGCAGCTATTTGAATTTGATTTTCGAATTTAGGTTTAGTAAAGTAAAGTGAGCCCTTTGGAATAGGAGTCGTATTTACGTGTCTAAATGTCTGAAATGTTTTGATTTCTGAAATTGGAGAAACTACTGTAATTGGTGTCTTTAATTTCCTTGCTCCAAATTTATTGGAAACAGCCTTTGGAATAAAAGGAGAGCCTGCAAGTCTACTGAAAACTTGATGAGTTGAAAAATCATTTGGCGAAACTTCGACTGCTACTTCTGAATCATCATCACCGTATAGTTCCGGCATATCATGATTTTCACCAATTAGTTTAATTCGTTTTGAATAAGTATCGTATACTTGAAAATCGTCAAATTTCTTTATCATTATCTACGGGTGATTAATTTACCAATCTTGAAAAATGATTCTTTTAATTCTAGACTGTTATCGCCTATGTGAAGCAATGCTTCAGATGGCACGGTGTCTTCGTTCCAGTGAGTTAGAACTTCTGATCGGATTTTAGATTTATCAGTTGATTCTATTTCTCCAGCCTTTTCCATCTTATCTAGCGTTGCATCGAGCCTAGACTCGCTTGACTCGTTTGGATAGTACGATCCCTTTGAACCATTGTCAATGTAAACATCTGAGAAGTAGGCTTTAAGTAATGGATTTGCTTCGCTTAATGGATGCTGCGCATCAATATTAGAGTCTTCGCCTAATTGTTTTAGGATACTTGCTTCATATTCATTAAGTCCAGATTCTTCCCATTCTTCAGGAGTTGTTAAATTCGTAACCGGCTTACTTGAATCAATATGTGGCTGTTTAATTACACAGCCAGTTGCAGCTTGAGCAACTGAAGCACTTCCTAAACATGGATTAGTTGAAGTTTTTATGTCTTCTGCTAATTTGTGAGTATCTTCTTTAGTCTTCTCTATTTGTCCCATTAGAGCTTCATAGCCTTCAGGATTTGCCTCTTTAAATTTTGCAAGATCTTCTGGAGTTACTTCGCTTCCAACCTTTTCCATATATGAAGTTTCGGTCTCTATTACAATATTTGATAGCATTTCGTTTGTTGCTGCTAAATTCAAGGTAATTTCGCCGGCTTTATCAGCAGCAGTCGATTTAACTTTATTTAGCGCGTCTTCTGGACTGCCAGCTAATAGATATTGAGCACAGCTGCTGCCCTTTAGGAAAGCCTTAAGAATGAATACTATAAAAGCTCTACCGCTAATTCCACGATAGGCAAGTTTACCCGTAAATTTTGCAAGATCCGCCTGAATTTTTCCAAGATTTTGAGTTCCTTTAATTAGGAGTTCCGGTGCTTCTTTAAATATAGCGGCAGTCTTAGCAACGTTAGGCGAGACCAATTTATTAAGTTTCGGATTTGTAATTACCTCGTCTAATATTTTAGATACGGCAGTTGAATCACCAGCTTTAATTGCGTCAGCTAAAGCTTTGTCACCAATCTTTGAGCCAGACTTGCTAAGTTCAGCAACGATTTCTGGAGATTTTAGCAATTCGCTTAAACTCTTTCCACTGATTTGACCTTCTTTAGCTAAGATATTCCCAACTAATTTTTCGGTCATTGCACCTTGAATGTACATTTTTTGAATTGAGTCAGACGCGCCATTCTTCATAATCGCTTTGAAGCCGTCTGACATAATAATCTCGGCCTGCATTGCTTTATTAAATCCTGGAATATCGGCAAATTTTGCTCCGATTTTCTCAGCATCAGCCGTGACAACACCAGCAGCTTTTGAAGCATCGGTTGCAGCAACTGCAGCCTTTTCTCCACTTGCAACAATTTTAGCGTCTTCTTTCATTAAGAGTTCGCCAGCTTCAGTCGCGCCTTTTCCAAAAGATGTCATCTTTAGAGCAAGCTCATCGATCCATTTAATTAGTCCAGCAGGTTTTGGAATAAGTCCAAAACTTACTTTATTGATTGCGGTTCCGATAAAATCAGCAATTCCACGAATCACCTTAAGAGCAGAGGTTGTAATAAATTCGCCAAGCCCTCTTAGTGCTTTACCCATGGTTTCTATAATTCCACCTGATGCTTTCGCGGCTGCATCAATTTCAAGAGCGCCAGTTTTGAAAGCCATTGTCTCTGCTTTAATTGCAGCAGTTTCGCCTTTCCATAAAACTGCAAATAGTTTTTCTCCGATTTTTGCAAAAGGCTTGATAATACCCTTTAGCGTTCCACCAATTACTTGGCCGAATCCTGGAATTGCAATAACTAAGTTAAGGCAACCAATTAGATAATTTCCACGATAGAAAGAGATTGCTGCATTTAATAAGTTAGCGACGGTGTCAATTGGAATACCTGCCCAAGAGAATGGAATAAGTCCAATAATGTCTAGGACGAATTGTAGGATCCCGATTGCTGAACCTCCTTCGGTCATCATCATTACAAAATCCTTAATCATACCTAATAAACCTTCGTTTATGGAGTTAACACTGTTTAGAGTGTCTCGGTATGAGCCTTCTAGAGTTAAGAAGACTGGATTGTAGCCATACTGAATTAGGAGATTTTCTGCAGCATTAGCCTCTTCGATTGTGTCGAATCTATCTAATAATTCAAGTTGATGATTTAGGATAGCATCTGCTTCCTGTGTGGTACGTGGAGAGTATTGAGTTAGGGTGAGAGTACTTAGGTTTTCCCAAAGTTCAACTGGGACAGCCATTATTGATTCTCGTAGAGAAGTTATTCTAGGGTCTTCGTTAGTACCAAAGAACTCCTCTGCTGAAGATATGTATTTCATTAAAACTAGTCACTTTTTATTATTTATTAGAGACGACTAGCTATTTGGGTTAGAATTTTATAGTAATCACCACGAGAGCAATCTGATATAAATTTACAGATTTCGAAGAAATCGTCAACTGTCTCAAATGACATTGCTGGATGAAATCTTGAATCTTTATATGAAACTGGAATTGTTCCAAAAATGACCGATTCATAAACTCTTGCTGGAATAAATCCTTCTTTTAGATATAGATCTTTGCTGACATTTACTGAGACTTGCGCAAATTGCATATTTTCCCAAATACTAGTTCGGTTATCTCTTGGACATAGTGAGACTCTAGTAAGGTTGCCAATCCAGTTTTCCAAAGTTTGATCAGATTTTGCAGCAACCATCATGCTAAACGGGCTACCGTCGAATTTGCTAGTGCTGTCAATTTCAGAAATAATATCATTGATGATTGGATTCTTGGAATGACCTTCTTTATAATTATCAAATGATAAGTTTCCATAATACATGATATAGTTTGGAGCCTTATTTGAGAATTTTTCATGTACGTCTAAACATGCGTCCATAAATTCTTTACTGCAACCTGGCATTGTAATTGATGGAATTTGACGACTTATGCCTAATTCTGAAATCGTACGCAGAAAACTTGGAGATAGGGAAAGATCTGTGTCTAGGATAACGATATCAGCTGGATCATATCCTGAGCTAAGGGCAAGTTCGATAATTCTCTCAAAATAAGCAGCATCTCTTAATTTCTTTTGTAGAGTCGAAAGATTTCTGAAACGAGCCTTTAAGAATAATTTTGAATATTTCTTATTTCGAATATTTTCAATGACTTGGCTTTGGCCTATTTGATATGTCTCGAGCAATTTATTTGAGAACTTATTAAAGACTTCGCCTAATTTATCATTTGGAAACATTGGTCGCAGTAGCGAGTCTCCATCAGTATGTAGATAATTTACAAAATCAAATTTTTCAACTGAGTATTTCTTTGAGAGTTCGTCAATTAATCCGAGTTGATAAAAAGTATGACCTGGAATGTTATCGTCGAATATTCCTAATTGGCCAAAATAGGCGTAGAGTGCTTTGTTCGTTTCCATAATACGTATTTTACTAGAACACCGTCATTTGGTTCTATGTCAATTCTGTTATTGTAAAAAATATCCCAAGAGTCTGCGGCATACTGACCAATTCCGTATAATTCTCGTGGATGTTGCCAATCCGATTCAGACCATTCAGTACTAAATCGGATTAGAGCTTTCGCTCTGCGATTATAAAAACCAAGTGGACGAAGTAGTTCTGATAATTCTTGAGGATCTGCCTGCGACATTGCTATTGCAGTTGGATACCTTTCAAAAAGTTCAGCTCTAATTCCGTCCACTTGTACTCTTCTAGTACAGTTCAGGAGAATACAACATACTTGGGATTTCCAAGGGTCGTCATGATAAATCTCCTGAAGTAGTTCGAATGGGCTCATTTACACGTTTTTAAATCCGGCAAAGTGAGTAATAAAATGCTTGTTTGTTCCAGCACTGCGGTTAACAAAAATTCTGTCGAAATTGTTTTCCATAATTGACATTACTTCGTTAAATTTCTCAGAACGATTTTCCAATAGCCAGCTGTAATGAAAATGGTATTCAACAATGAATAGTTTAATATGACTCCAGTCAGTAATTGACTTGATCATCTCGTATTCCATACCTTCAATATCCATCTTGACACAATTGACTTTCTTTAATACGTCATTGATATTTTCAGCCGGCACAGTTACAACCTTACGACCTTTTACTGGATGGACAGAGTGTTTACCTGAATCTTGTGATAAGAAGAACTCTACTTCAGATTCATGGCCTGGGACAATCGCCTTTTCGATAATCTCGCAACGGCCCTGTACTCCATTCATTTCTAAATTTTGTTGAGCAAACTCGACATTATTATGAAACGGTTCGTAAGAGTAAACTTTCTTGATTTTTGGGAATTGGGTTAGCAAACGAGTTGCAAAGATACCAATATGAGCACCTGCGTCTAACCATGTATCTTCTTGATTAAGATCTTCAAGAGTTAATGGATTACCGTCCTGTGCATAGTGGGGTAAAAATAGGGGCTTAAAATACTCTCCGCCAGTCGGCTTCATTGAGATATTTTGAGATACATTGAACTTTATTTCATCTTCTGAACGAACTAGAAATTGATATTCATGATATTTTGTTTTCTTTTCGAAAACTTGAAGGGTGCCTGCTTCGCGAGCTTCTTCAATCGAGCATAATACGTCTGCCATTGTCTAAATAGTGTTTAGACTATTATACTACAATTACTTATCTTGGTCTAAATCAAATGGAGTATCTTGAATAGAAAGTTTCTTATCGTCACTTTGGCTTACACCAGATAGTTGATAATCAGTATCCTTTGGCTTTTCAAGTTTTTCGATATCAGCACCTTTGACTCTGAGCATTTTATTGTCAGCAGTCATTATTTGATAAACTCCATTAATTGGGTCAGTCCCAACTATTCTGCCTGAACGACCGTCATTCAATACAATTCGATTACCGACTTTGTATTTAGAGGCCATTGCTGAGACTAGAGTAATATCCTCAGACTCATTTAAGCTTTTTTTTTGGACTGATCTAAAGAGATGTAATGGTTTCTTAGAGAATTTACATTTTTCTCAATTGAAACTTTTAAATCGCCAAGCTGTGTTTGATATTCAGCTGAAAGACTTGAATCTTTAAGAGCCTCTTCTAATTGGGTGATTGAATTCTCCAATTTAGCTAGGTCTTTCTCAACTAATTTTTTCTCTTCGTCAATTTTACGAAGATTTTTTTCGCGCTCTTCAAGTTCAATTGCATAAAGCTCGCTAACGTCATAGTTGAAATTTTCCATAACGTAATTGTGGAATGCTAGGCCTTCCATTTTCTTGATAATACGGTTGTTTGCGTATTTTTCAAAAACGTATAGAGTTTCGCCCATTGTAAATACAATAGAATCTGCGTTTAGTCTTTCATTTACTAATTTCTTAGCAAACTCTAAGTTAACGATCATGTCTAATCCTCTGAATAGAGTAGTTAATTTAGAACGAGTTTCGATCTGTTCCATTAAGAAGATTTCAGATAATTCAACTTTACTTAAGTCTTCAACAATTGAACCGTTGATTTTTAAGTATAGATTACCTGATTCATTGATTGCGAATGAAACCTTTAAACCTCTACCGTTAGATACGATTTCAGTTTCTTTCTCTTGGAAATTTAAAGCTGCGAAAGCTTCACATACTTCAAAGAAATCTGGATATTCTGCAACTTCTTCTGCCGTAACTTGTGAAGGGTCTTGATCTTCTTGCAATTTGATAAATTTATTATCAACGTAAACAATTGCTGCTGATTCAGAAATTTTGTAGAACGGAGCGATTATTGACTTAACTTTAGCGTCACCATTTCCTACACCGATATTAAATTTACCTTGATCCTTTGCCTCAACCATGCTTAGAGTGTTAATCAAACGAGTAACAGTAGGCATTGATGGTTTTCCACGCAATTTCATTTTAATTACGTCAGCTGAGAAAGTATTTTCTAAAAGACAGTTTTCTAATTCAATGATTGATTCGCGGTAAAGTACTGCGCCAGTTTGTCTCATTTCAAAGATTGCATTAATAACTTCTAACTTTGCACGATTTTCGTTAACGTATTCTGTTAGCTCAGTCAAAGTTGACATAACATTCTTGTTATAAGAGTATTTACCTAAGCTTTCCAAAACGGTACCAATTACTCTAAATTCCGGAAGAGCAGCTAGTTTCTGTTCAATTAACGAAATTGTGTATTTGAAAGTTGGATCTTTGTATAATTTAGATTCTTTAAGAGCCTTTACTTTTAAAGATAGCCCAGCCTCTTTTGCCATATTCTGAAGGCGTTGAGTTGGTTTTTCTCCAAGTTTTCTAAATTTAGCAACGACTTCTTTAAGATTTTCATTTAAAGTAGCAGTAGCTAGCTCAGATAGAGTTACTAGGGAATTTTCTAAAATTTCTTCAGATGGAACTCCTAATAGTGTAGAGTTGTTTATAGATTCGAGCACAACTTTTACTGCAACGCTATCCTTAACGTTTGGGTTAGATTTTAGCTCTAAGGTTAATTCTTGTATGAGACTGTTCATTGAACTGGGTGTCTTTTTTTGTTATTTATTTGGCACGTTCGCTAACTTTATTTATCTATGAACGACTATTGTTATTTTATTCTCTGTTGAACGAGGTTGCTGCTGCAGCATTAATATATGAAACCTGTTCATCTCTTACCTTATTACGTTTACGTAACTGGGTCTGCAGAGTTATATTGGCCTCTGTTAACGATGTCACCTGGGCACTAAGTGCTGCGATAAGCTCCTCGTTACCAGCAGCGGTTGCTGCATCTTCTCCAGCTGAAATTACGTCAGCATAATTCGCAGAAGAAGTCCATTTTCCAGTGTATAGGAGAGATTCTGTACCGTCTGCTTTTGAAATTAGAGTAATTGTAAATAGTGCATCAGTTGAGGCTAAAATCAATTTAGCTTGATCCTTAGGGACTCTAAATGCAATTTCTCCTAGACTTGGGTTAGTTAGAGTATCATCTACTATTGTTGAAAAAGCGAACTCTGAACCTTCTCCGAAATTTAATCTAAATTCGCTATTATTGTTTAAGTTAACCTTTGTCTGATTTGTTGCTTTGCTTGGATCCGTTTGATACACCGTAAATTTAATAACATTATCAGTTGGATCAATTGGTAACGTCATTCTTCCTTGTCCATAAATTACTTGATCAGTTGCATCGCCAGTTCGGTGAAGCGCATTTTTCTGGCTCAATTTGATTGAGGACTGTTTTATCGGTATGTACTCTGGGATCTTAACTTCAACCGTTTTAGTAATTACCTCAGTCGTAACTGGTGTTCCAGCATCAACTTGAGTAGATTTTGGAGCAAAGATACTGCCAGTCTCAAAGTTCTTTTGTACAATTTTATTGTAGACTTTCATAGACTGTGGGCCTTCGGGTAGAGTAATCTTTGCAAGAGATTTACCGTACTTATTTGGATTGATCACGCTTAGTGAACCCGTTCTAATTATTTGGTCTCCGTTCTTTCTATTAATTAGACGTAGTGTATAGTCAATCGACATTGATACTGCAAAACCGGCTTCTTTTAGAATAGGTCGGTATGTTAGAACTTGATCAAATGTGTTCTCTTGATAAACAATAATATTACCGGATGGAACTAGCTCTGAGCCAATTTGCTCGTATACTTCTAATTGATGAGTAAAGAACCAATCTTGATCTGGCCCACTATCATTTAGAGTATCGATTAAAGCGTCTGGGAAAGCACCGTTCCAGGTTGCAAAGAACTCTAAATAGTCTCCATCTGTTGCTTCTTGTAAATGACAGCCTAACCCATCAAATTTATTGACTTGTGAAACTGATCCCTCGTAATAGTTAACTATTTGATAGCGATCGTAGGTTACGTTATTTGGAGCATTGTATTCTTCGTAAGTTGCCTCAGCTAGGAAAACCGATAGAGGAGCTCCTTTAATAAATCCGATTCCACCAGTAATAGCCCATTCAAAAGATGCATCTCCGAATTGAGTAAAATCTTCGTCTAACCATGCAACTGATGGAATTTTAATATCTACGTATCTGTCATAGATCGTATTTGCTAAAAATAATGGACGAGTGTTATATGTAAAAATTGATTGAGCAGTTGCTGCGTCTAGTAGGACATTGGCTAATTGCATTTGACCAAGATCGTTAAGCTTGTGCTTTACTCCAATAATGATGTTCTCTACTTCTGTGAAATTAAAGCCTGACGCAAAATGGACCCTAACTGTGTCCATTACAACATTAGCGCTTAGACTCGATGATAATTGCGTTTCAGTAATAAGCGGATCATATTGAGTATAGATTGGAATAAGGGTAATATCGTTGTAGATTGCTTTAGATCCACCAACTGAAATGACGCTTAGGTCTCTAGAATTATGAGTGATATCTGAATATCCGTCAGTATTATAGATTTGAAGAGTATTTACGTTTTTATTGTCAACTAAGAAATAGTCAGACGATAATATTGACGGATTTGGATCGCCCAATGGGGTTGATCTATATTCTAGAACGCAATAATCTGATAGGTTTATGAAACTTGAATTCATTTTTATCTATTGTGTAATTTGATAGTTAACCATCTAGGCGAGTAATATACGCCAACTCCAATCATTGGAGCTAGGATCACTGGATTTTGTAAAGTTGCACCGTATCCACCAAAGATACTTAAACCTAAATATCCGCTAGGCTTTTTATTAAGCTGTTGCTCAATTTGAGTTATTCCGCTTAATTGTATTTTTGCAGGAAACGCTGTTTTTGTTGTAATATTTGCAATCTTAGTCTTAGGATCTCTTGCGATACCTAATTCAATTCCCATATTAACTGATGTTGTTAAATCTATTTTTCCAGCCTGGATTTTATTGTCTTTAAGCTTTGTAAAAACTGTTCCAGTTACTGAGTAATAATTTAGAGTATCATATTTTTTGAAAATATCAATTAGGACAGTTGAGTCATTTAGAATTTTGCTGCCGCCTTCTGTGCTAGTAGCTGATTTTAAATTAGCAAGTTCACGATCCTTAAATTTAATTTGTGTGTTTAAGTATGCAATAAGTTCGCCATTCTTGTTATTATCGTGTACTAAGTCTTTAAATTTTGAATTTAATTCTCGATACTCTGATTTTAGCATGTCCTTATCTGCTGATAGAATCTTTATTTCAGATAAGTTATTATTGTCACGATCTTTCCAATAGTGCATTGAATCTTTTAGGACTTCAACGTTACCTGATGTAATTTCAGCCTTTTGCTTAAGAGAGGCATTTTCTCTAGCCAAATCGTCTGCTTTGCTGCATTGTTTCAAAGAGAGCAAAATAAGCAGAATGATTATTGCTGCCATGATGTACTTTAAATTAGTATTAAGCACCGATAATAGATTCTTCATTTAGGTCTTGTAAAATTTTATAAAAGTCTGGAACCTGTCCAGTCTCAGTCTTTATTTTATCTATTAGGAGAGTCTCGTCTTCTCGTATTTGAGCTAACTCCAACTCAACTTGATTTTTCTGAATGGTTAGCTGCTTAGTCTGTTCTTCCAATGATTCTAGTGATTTTCGTATTCTAGAATAATCAGACACAATTTTTCTTAATTCGTTTGTGTATTTCATATTAAACTCTAATTTTAATTCCTTGGCCGACTAGGGCATCATATATTGCATGTAGATAATATTCAGATAAGCCGGATCCAGCATTTGCTTCCTGATTTTTTGTTTCATCAGTATTTTTAGCAGGATCAGACTGGTTTGCGGTAGGATTAACTGAATTTGAATTATTTACTGTGCTTAAATTTGAATTATTTACTGTGCTAGACTCTGCAGTTTTAATATTTGAAACTGCTTTATTAATTTCGGTTGCGGTACTTGCAGAAGTTTGAATGATTGTTTTTCCGAGTTGAGCAACTGCCGCTTCCGTTTTATTGGGAGGGTTAATGATATTGTTTGCCTGATCTCCCTTAAGTAAAGTTTTTGATTCGGTTTTTACTAGATCAGCAGTCGGTGATTTCGTCTCAGTTTTAGTTGGCTGATCTGCAGAGTCGTCTTTATCAATTTCAGGAGATTCAGCTGTATCAGTTTTGCCAGCAACAACGTCTGACGGCTTTCCAATAGTGACAGTAGATTCCTTTTTCTTGAGTTCAGCCTCTTCTAGTATTCTCTTGCTCTTCTCAAGCTTCTCTTCCCTAGTCTTGGTCTTCTTCTCCTCAGTCTCCATCTTAAATTTTCTACGTTCTCCATTGAGAACCGCAATAATATCAGGTAAAGTTCCAGGATCTTTAGCAAAGGCTTGAGCCATTTGAACCTGTTTGGCCTCATCAAGTTTAAGAAGTTCGGTTCTATATTTTAAACTTTCTTTCCAGTTTGCACCCTGTAGACTTATGTACAGTTGGCTTCTAGCAGCCTCATTTGATAATGGTTTAACGCTAGCAGCAGACAACACGTCTGAGCCAGTCGATGGCTGTATAGAATTATTGACTGTGGTATTTTGAACAGACGACTGATTTGTTACGTTCTGCGCAATTTGATCACCAACTTGGGTATTTGAGGTTTGATTCGTTTGATTTTCAACCTTAGGGGCTACAGGTTTGTCAGAAGTACTTTGGTTTTCTGGAAGTTTAGGTTGGTTCGTTTGAGTAGTAACCGCAACTTCTGGAGAAGTTTCCTCAACTTGAGCCTCAGCGATTCCTTCTGTGTTTAAGCCGGTATTTTTAACAGTAGGTTCAGATGAACTGGCCGGTGCAGCTTTTGCTGATTGAGTAGACAATACGTTACCAGGAGTCGGTTGAGCGGGCGCACCGGATTTCTCAACGAGACTTAGTAAAGTTTGACTAGGTTTAAGTTCAGAATATGCAGCGGACTCAAATATAAAGCGGTTTTCAAATTCAATAATAAATTCGATAACCGGAAAGTTATTTGCTTTTAGCGCAGAATTGTCAACTCCTTTTTTAGAAGTAGTCCCCTGTTCCATTAATACTTTAATGTGATTTACAACAGACTTATCTGCGATTAATTTTTTAACCTTTGCTACGGTTGCCCCATTCTTTGAATATAAGGGCTCTCCTTTATAGAAGTCAAGTAACCAACCTGTTACCTGATTATACATTGAATTAAAGTGATCAGTTAAAACTGAATCATCTAGTTTGACTGTTGAATTATTAACTGATTGCCATTTTACATGGGAATTTATTGCTAGCGAGTATATGGATTTGACAATAATTGGTGAATCTTCCAATAAATGAAATAGATCTTCTCTAAGCTTATTGAACAGGTCAACTGAATCTATGCTGGATCCACCTTGTATAAACTTGAATGAAGGATTTCCAGCAAGAACGTTAAAGTAGCTTCTAACACTTTTTGAGTCTGACGCAGTTAACACGCTAGTGGGAGGTATGTCTTTCCATTTTGAAGTTGCATACCAAAAACCTCCTTGAGTTTTGTTAAAGTACGCATGTACAAGTTTAATCCACTGCTCTCTATGTTCAGGAGTCGATCCAAGGTAGGGAAAAATTAATTGTTCTAGGTCTTCATAGGCCTTGTCATACGCTTCTGCTCCAGCTGAGTAATCTTTATTTAGCTTAGCGGTAGCATCTCGGTATGCAGTAAGAAAGGCTGGTCTAATTATGTAATCTGCCAATTGTCTCGACTATTTTTGTTATTTATTAAGACCCACAACAAGGCTATTGATTTGCATCTCCTGGATCCAACTCGAATTTCTCGTTATTTGTTGACCCAGAATCCTTGATTAAGAAATCTAAATATTGGCAGTATTCGTAATACGGCAATTCATATAACGTATTAAATGATTGGTTAAGCTTCACGGCAAGAATTCGGTTAATCTCAAATAAGTTCGTCAAGTCCGCCTGAAATAAGGAAAAGATCTTTGACCGTGAAGCCGGACTGCGAAAAAAGAGGCGTTGAGACCTTGTTTCCGCACTTAGGGCATTGAGTATTAACCATTGATGATCGAGCATCCTCTATCATCTCTGTGAATTTCTTAATGAATGTGAATTTATTGATATGCCAAGCAAATGATTCTCGACTTAGATCGTTATACCGCTGTAAGTTTAAAGCTTGCCAATCTTGAACAATATAAGGAGCAACTCCAATAAATGCTTTATCTGGTGATTTGCCTGATTTCCTAGAATCTGAAATTCTTGCACGAAGTCTTTCAATTGTTCCGATAGTCGGCATATACAAGTAGAAAGTCTCTTTTAGTTTTTCTGATTTAATTTCAAAGCATTTGTATTCTGGAGAATAGTACTTCATTACCTCTGCTGGTAATTCAATAAAGTTTAGCATGTTACTCTTGATTCTGACATCATCTATCCATCTGGTATCTGCTTCGCAACCTGTCGTACATTCAAATTTGACAAATAATGAATTTTGATCTGCTGGAAAAGTTAATTCCTGAATCATGAAGATTAATGCAAGGCGATCTAATTCAGAAATATCTCTCCAAGACAACCACGATCTGCCTCCTTTAATTTTAAAACGGCAACACTTTTCAATAATGTAATTTAACTTATCATCAATGTCTAGCATATCGCCATCATCAATTGTTGACCACTGTCTAATTTCAGAAACGGTTGCGGCTTTAATTGTGATCTCAGCATCTTCTGGATAAAATAGTCCTTGGGATGGAAGGTTCTCTAGCGGAACGTTTTTCCAAAAAAGATCATTAGGTCCTCCAATTGTTGATTCGAGCATTGGAGTTAGGGCTTTGCCTAGAGAGATTGGTTTCTCTTCGGTTGTAGGCGGAACGTCGGTGTTTAATCCGTAGGCTTTATCCTGCTCTTCTAAGAAGTCAGCAGCTTCATCTAGGACTTTATCCTTCTCTATCATTTTTACTAAAGTGTTTAGTTAATTATATCACGAACTCTAGGAAGGTTTTCGCTAGATGTGACTTGGACTCGTTTAGGCGATTTAGAGTTTCAGGATAGACTTCAATAGTCTTTAGAGTTTTAGGATCTCTAATGAATGCTCTAATTGTTTTAGTTTGCTTATCGATCTTTAGGGATTCGAAATTGCCTATTACGACTTGTGGATTTTTATCCTTGGTAGCAAAAGTTGAATTTACCTTTACTCCGCTTATTCTTGAACCCTTCTTAAATTGACGATTCATGGCTTTTATCTCTTCTTCAAATTCGTCAATTTCAACCTGAGCAGGTCTAGAAAGATCAGATAGAGGCAACAGCTTTATTGCAATACCATTACTAAACGGCGATTTAGACGCAACGAAATTAAAGTCAGCCTTTCCGTAAAAAGGTAGACCTTGCATTGCCTGCTGTCTTTGGCCGAATGTTAGTACTGGTGTCATATTAAACTACGCCTGGAGTATTTGTTGTGCCCAATAAGGTAACGTTTCCAGATACTGATATTTTTGCAATTCTTGCGTAAAATGTTGAACCTTTAAGTAGGTGAACTGTTACTCCTGCTCCTGAGGTTCCTTGATCAACTGACCAAATGGTAACGTCTTGTGCGGTAGTTGGATTGTGAACTCCAAAATAGTTTGGCGTCCAAGTTCCAATTGAGCCAGTCGCTGACCCGAAACCTGACCCGTCTGTGAATGTTGGCGTGTAGTTGTTTGCATTATCACTACTCGTGTGAGTTCTTAAATATCTTGCGATTGGTGTCATTCTATTTTATATTTTTAACAAGCGCAATCGCTTGGGTCATTATTACTTTTTGTGTAGATAATCATACCTGTAACTTTAATACTGAAGTTAGCATTTGGATTGGTTATCTCTATCTTATTTATTAGACTGTTGGCATCCCTAGTTTCAGGGTTTGCGAAATGAGCAAAAAATTGGTGTAGAGGAACTTCAAATTCTTCGTTTACTCTGTTTGTGAACTTGAGTTTACACTCATGATCAGCAGGTAGAGTATCGTCTCCGAGTTTATCTTTGATTGGATACTTTACATATAAGATACAACCTCTAACGTAATTCTTGTCATTTTGAATAACGTGATACAACGGTGAGCTTGATGGGTCTGCGGAGTCTGATGGAATATACTCTAGTCCTTCCCCTAATGGATAATTAGATGGAGTGCCAGATGGCCCGAATGATGGAATTGAATCAGTTGCATTATCGTACACGACTAAAGTTTCTTCTCCGCAAACTTCAAAATCTATCGAGAGACTGCTGTCTACTGGATAGATGAAATTTTCTAGTTCGCAAAAACTTGCCTCTTTTTTTGATCCATTAAAGATACTAAAGCATCTGTCAAGAAGCTTAAGAGCCTTTTTAGTTGGATCACCTGCGCATAAGTTCGCAAAAGCATCGCTAACTCTTCTAGCTAGTGGATCATCATTATATTTAATGTACGACATTCATGATAGACTTTTTTTATGGATCGAAAGGTTTCTTTAATCCTGAGGCGCCGGCTATTGGCATTCCTCTTGCTATTAATTCGTCAATTGATCTAGATCTATCTATTCGAGTGCCGGCTTTAGTTGTTGGCGTTTCAGCAGGTTGAGTAACGTCCAATACGATATCAAGAGCTTCGGGTTCAGAAGCCGGCTGAGGCTCTTCTACTGCCTGCTCAGGTTCTTCGTATTGATTAAATAGTTCTTGCATTGAATCAAACTCCTCAGAAATACCACCATCATCGATAATTACATCGATTCCTGGCTCAATTGCCTGAGTAACAGCATCTGTGATCTGATCATTTACTCCAACTTTTACAGCATCTTCTGGTTTAATATAGTCGACTAGTGATTTAATAAAGCCTAGCGCAACAATTGGTAGAATCGCTCCACTTACAATTGACAGTACTCTTTTTTGATAAATTAACTCTTCGTCAACTAGCCCAAATAATTCGATCCAACCTTGAAAATTTTGTAGGTGAGTGAATGCATAATAGGTATTACCCATGGCTTGCATTGCAGTTAAGATAATGAAAAGGCCCCAAACGATTCCTTTATTCATTTTCTCAAGAGTTATTAATGAAGCAAGGGATGCTGCTGCTCCCACTTCAAATGCAATTGCTAAACTTATGGCTAACCACCTTGGGTTGGACAGCTCAAAGAATTCAATTACGTGAATCGTTGAAATTACTGAAACCAGTAAATAAAGTGTAACAAAGGTACCGATTATAAAATAGCCAGTTGTCTTCTTTCCCATTATTTACCTGATTCTAATTTTTTGATCTCGTTATCAATTTCGGTTTGACGATTAACATCTAGGATTTTACGATCAGTTGATTGAATCATGCGCTTTTCAGCTTTCAGACCTTCGATCTCCAAATACTTGTTAAGCTCTTTGCTTGTGCACATAGAGTCAAGTTGAGTATTTGTGATTTTCTCCTGTTTTTCAATTTTTGAAATTCGACTTGAGTTACCACATTGCTGTACAAAAATTACTAGAAGTAAACCTAGTACAATTTTATTAAAGTGTTTGTTTACAAAATTCATCATTTTAAAACGTCTTTTTAGTTATTTATTTATTTTCGGTGCAATAAGTTGTCAATTACCGTAGCAATTGCCTGATAATTAAGTGCTCCCTGTACGATCCAGTAGATTAAAAACGTGGCAATTGCTGCCCATGTGATAACGTACACAGAGTCTAGCCAATTAGAGATCTTACGATATTTGATTTGAATAAGATATGCGTAATATTCTTCGGTTTTTATACGGTCAGTCTGAGCTTCGATTAATTCAGCAAGGCCAGCTGTCTCAAATGTGCTCTTCTTAAAAGAAATTGACTCGAGCACTCGGCTCTTTTCAAGCTCGAGAGTTTCCATTCCCATCATTAGGGTCTCAGGCTCAAGATTTAAAACATAATATGCACGATGGCGCATGTCTAATCGCATACCGAGCTGTTTAAGAGAACCGTTTTTCTCCAGAGTCTTCATTGTTTTTCGATAGAAATTACGATTTGCAATGTTTTTAACAATTTGCATAAACGTTTCGTAGAACGTTTTCGGATTAAGTAAGTTAAGTAGTCCCATAATTAAAAATATTGTTCTAAGTTATCTCGCATTTGAGGATTTTTTTCAAGAACTCTGTCTTTTACCATTTTACGAGCCTTTCTGATTTTGGTTTTAACGGTATTCAGGTTCATGCTGTACTTTTCAGCAATTTCGTTACCTTTCATTAAATGAATCTCCTTGTCTATTAGAATTGACTTTTCAATACAGTCAGGCAGAGCGGCCATTTCCATTTGGGTCATGTTGTACAGTGAATCTAGGTAAATCTCTTTATCGAAATTGAAAGCTGAATCATCTTCAATTGCTGGAGGCGAAAGCATATTATCTAAACGAACGGCCCATTGCTTTTGCAATTTGTGTTTATGCAATAGAGATTCGTTCTTTGCGATTGTATAGATCCAAGTTGTGAATCTGAAATTATCGTTATACGAAGCCAATCCTTTAAATATTTTAAAGAGAGTATTATGTAGAACCTCTTCGGTTTCGTCCGGGTCATTAAAAAATTTCCAGATGAAATATTTTAATTTTGGATACATAATAGAGGCTAGTCTATTTCTATCTCTTTCGGTGTACTCGCCGGCTTTAATTTTTTCGGCAAGTGATTGCATCTCATCGTTGAGCTGTTTGTTAATTAAGTCGTATGACGTCATGTAGTTATTTTTTACTTAAAGAATTTATGATTAGGGTTTTCGTCTTTCCATTTTTCGTAGCGTTCTGTGATTTGCACCAAGATTTTATTACGAACAATATCTTCGTCTCCAAATTGATGTATTCCTATTCCATTTATACCTGTCATTAATTTGATAAAATCAGGTAAAGCTACTTTACTCTTATTGATGTCATATTGGCTTACATCTCCGCAAATTAAAGTTTTAGAATCCTTGCCCATTCGGGTTAAAAACAACATCAGTTGTTTAAAATCAGCATTCTGAGCCTCATCTAAAATCATTAAGCAATTATCAAAAGTAGCGCCTCTCATGTAGGCAAGCGGTCTAAATTCAATAACGCCAGCGCCTTCGAGCCAATTAACCAGGTTTGGATCATGTAATATTTTTACCAAATTCGATCGGTAACTTTCCATGAATGGGTCAATTTTATCCTTGATTTCACCAGGTAAGAATCCTAATTTTTCTCCAGATTCTTGAATGGGTTTAGATAGGATGATCTTTTTGATTTTGCCCGAAATATAGAGGTTTAGTGCAGCCAGACATGCTGTAAATGTTTTACTTGTCCCAGCAGGTCCATAACAAAAAGTTATGTCATTAGACAAAATTTGATTTAAGTACTTCTGTTGAGATGGTTTAAGAGTTACTGAGCGTAAATCTTTCTCTGTGATTTCAGTGACTGATTGTCGTTGTGATTTTTTAGCTGGTCTATTTGACATTTCTTTTGGTTTTTTTAATTGGTGTTTGTATTTTGACTTGTAGATCTTTGCAACGTTGACATGCTTCGTAATCTTCCAGACTTTCAAATAGAGCAAGGGCCTTTTCAAGACAGTCTGGCCAATCTTCTCTATTTGCAATTACATCCAGTGCTTCTTCCATTATCTGCAACTTTTTGATGTAGATTCGTGGAGCTCCTTTTTTATGAGCACTATCTATTGCATCAACGATTTGACTAAAAATACTGTGTTTATTGTCCAGGTAATTTCGGACCTCATCTATCTTCTTCATTTACGTATTTCCATAGAATTTTTGTAAAGTCTCCTTGTAATAGTCAACGTAGCTGGAATCTGCCTGCTGTGCAGTTGACGGCCTCTTTGCTACGCCTGACTGATTTAGATTTCTTAGTGTATCAAAATCGTACTTGGAATCTTTAGCTAAATATACTTCATTTAGGAACCTTGAGTAGACTTCTGCTAAATATTCTTTTGGCTGATTGTCAAGTTCTTCATTTGCAATCTCCCAGAAGTTTGGAGACTCAAAGAACGATGATGTGTTTACGCAAGTCATCGCCAAATCGTCATTACCGCTTTGGCTGCGATATGAACCGTTTGATGATTTACCGAATGATCCAAGTTCGTGAATTGTCTTAAATTCATTTGGCAAGATCTTATTAACTGCTGCAAGATACTTAAATCTCTCGCAGAATTTTATCTTATTTGTCATTGTTAATTTTAGGCCAGGTTTCCAGGCTTGAGCAGATTCAGTATGCTTTGAAAAGACTAGCATGCCGTTCCAATAGGCTTCGTTTTTTGTGATTTTGTCCATCACATACTCGCCCTTATGATTTAATTCAATTAGCATCCTAACCTTGTCTGGATTAAATATGTTGAATATAATATGCTCTAGCGAATTGCAGAATTCGTTAATATCTTTTTTATTGGTTCGGAACGTTGCAACTTGCACTAGCGCAAAGATATCAGTTTCATTTTTAATAAAGTCTTTTACCTGTTCCAACATTTTGATAGGTAGTGCAACGAACTTAAACACGTTAACTACTGAAAAGTCTCGACTCAGTCCATCGGCTGTATCTACCGAAATTACATAATAGCTGGGATCAGCCTTAATGTCATCTGGGCTTAACTTGTTGAAGTTAGGGTGAACTGAAATTCCGTCTAATAGTTCCAATCTATCTGGAGTTTGGGACCATTCTGGGATGACGTAGTCTGTGCGGAGATTAAAGATCTTTTTAAGATCCTTTGACGGTAATAAGAGCTTATCAGATGAGAAAAACTGTAATCCATATTCTTGATTAAAATCTTCTTCTGACCCCAAGTTTGCAATTGTCATCTTCTTCCAAGCATCATCACGACCTGGCACCTGCCACCAGTCCACTCTTAGCGGAACGTATGCGTTCTTTTGCTCGAGAGCGTCCATGTAGATTTCATAAAAACGGTTCATTCCATTTGGAGTTGAGGTTATTATAATCTTGGAATTGGATGAGGCTGAAATAGTAGGATAAATTGCTCGATAAAAGAAGTCAAGGTACGATGGATTGATGTGAGCAAACTCATCTATGTATAGTACGTGAATCGTAAAACCAATACCAGTATTTTTGGTAGTAGTACGACCAATTAAACGACACCCATTATCAAATTTCATGGACATTACGTTATTTGAAATGCAACCAGGTTTTAGGAAGAACGGTAAGTTCTCGAATACTGACTTGATTTTATCAAGTACCTCTTTGGTAGTAGACGCGATATTGGCTACCGCTAATACGTTTTTATCGGTATGGAATAGTAGGTACCATGCAACGAATACGCCAGACATAACTGTCTTACCGATCTGACGACTTGCCATCAAGCAGTTAAAACGATTATTCTTAAACGATCTAATAATCTCTTCTTGATAGTCTCGAAGCGTGATTTGCTGAATTCCCTCTTCTGTCATTACCTGCGCGTACTTGCTAGCAAAATAAACTGGATCAGCTTTACATCGCTTAATCTCGTCTATCTCTTCTGGCGTGTATTCGAAAACGATATTCGCTTTCTTCCAGACAGGATCATTATCTTTAAATGGGGAATTCTTGATTGTCTTAACGTCAATTAAGCCGTTTTCGAAATCTTCAAGTAGTTGGTCTACTTTGGCTGTCGTCCAGATTGCGTTATTCTCTTGATCAAGATTTGATAGCTTAATCCTAGAGGACCCGCCTGCGTTTGTTAGAAAATCTTTCATATCAGTGAGTTAACGTCATCTGAAAAATCTTCTGGAGATTCTTCAGGCTTTATTACATCGGTGAGTCCACGTTCGTTCATTACTTCAGTTTTTCTACCGGGGTGGGTTAAGTGTCGAGAGTCCTCTTCATCTTCAACCTCTTCAGCCGTTATCTCTTTAATTAAATTTTTTGTTCCTGCTGTGATGTAGTAATCGCTAGTTGAGGCAAGTAACGGAGTTACTGAACCAGATCCACCAGACGACTTTTGTTCAATATCACTATGCATCTTTTTATAAGTATCTTCCAGGAATAAGATATAGTTTGCTTGAGTTTTAATAACTGTTGTCAGCTTATCTTGTAATTGACCAAATACCTCAAATAGACGAGGGTGGGCATTACCTTGATTAATCTCCTCGGCAATTTTTTCAATTGCCATTCGAATCGTCTTTAACTGAAAGAAAATATTTTGGATATTTGTATTATCTAGATTCTGTTTTTGACGTAAGTAATCATGTTTGTCTAGAACACCTAGATCAACATAGAACTTTAACATTGATCCAGTAATATCCTTTGCCTGTTTTTCAAATTGAGAGTTCATCTCAACGAAATCTAACGGCGGGGCTGCTGCGATTTCTCCAAGCTGCTCGTCAACGATATCGTCTTCTCCATTTGGACCTGTTGAGTAACCTCGTAGGAGATCCTCTAACTCACTTTTGATTTGAGCTTTCTTTTGCTTATCGAATACTTGACTCATATAATATTAGTTTATGCGGTTTTCGTTTTTATCTAGTGCAGGATTAGCAAATATTTTGATCTGCTTAACTGCTTCAATGTGTTCGTAAATGTAGGTTTCAAGATAGCTCATGAAGCCGTCTAGTATTGGATTTGCACCAAACATTTGGTTAGACAAAGTCTTCTTTAGAATTGAGTCTTTGTACTTAAAACCCAGATGCAGGCGTTTGTCCTTGCGATTGTATATTGTCCAGTAGAGAGAATTTCTTATCATTATACGATTCCTAATTTTTTACGAACTACTTTCTGTGATTTAATTTCAATATTTAGTGCACCTAACGAGCCGTCAGATAGTCCAGTTTGATATGCATTACCGTTTCGATCGGACCAACCTCCTCTGATTACTGGGAATTCGGCTGATTTAATTATAATATCATTAAATTCGTCTAGTCCAACTCTATCAGTTTCACGTCTATTCGGCCTTTCCGTAAAAGCAACCTCATTCAGTTCAGATAGTATTGTGATGCTCACTGAGTCAACACCATTTACCTCCTCAACTATTTTAATTAGATCACTCTTTGGAACACGGTCGTTTCGGTTAAGTTTAATAAAGTAGTTGCCGACTGCGTCTGAAATATCTGACTTAATAATATCATTTGAAACATCGTCAAATGCAATAACGCTGATGTTTAGCACGTATTTAGTAATAACTGGATCCAGCAAATTAATTTCACTTGAAATCATTTTTGTTCCAGAGCGTTCAATGTATTTTAGAAGCTCATTTTTTTGAAATTGAGTTAACGTGAATTTGGATAGAGCCAAGTTAAAATAGTCAGTTCCGGTTTTAAACATTTGCGAAACGTCTGGCACAAGAAATAAGTTAATCATTCTTGCGTCTAACTCATCTAGGAAAACTCTAATGGTTGAGAACATCTGCATTTTGTGAAGTAGAACTTCGTAATTATCAACGTTAACTAATGCAAAATTCTTTGATGCTTTTGGCGCGATTAATCGAGTTAAGGCAATCTCTTCAGGATCAACACCAAAACTTGGTGGACTTACTGTGTAAATATCAAAATATTCATTAAGGTTTATCTCTTCTCCGATTGGAGAAAATGCAGTCTCAGCGAAAGTAAAGAATACTTGACTTGGATTATCAATTATGATATTTCCGCCAGCACCCTCTGATACTAAGTATTCAACAACGATTTCAGAACCGGCTGCTGGAATTTTACCAAATGAACCGTTTCCAAAATAGATGTCTAATCCATTAGTTATCCCGGTTTTAGCAATGAAACCTTTTCCGCCGCGAGGCATGTCTAACATTGACTCGTATTTGGTCCATTGTTCTCCATTGACATACACCTTAACCTTAAAATTATCGATGTAGTAATTATTTGGAAAACCTAACTGGTAACTCTCAAGAGCTTGGCCCTTTCCAGTAAAAGTTTGGGTCTCAATTTGACCTTGTCGCAGGCTAAAAACTGTTGGGGGTTCATTGCCTGTCAAGTTTAATCGGATTTCATCTTGCGGTAATTCAATAACGTAGGTTAGGCCGTTATTATCGCAAGTTACCTTGAACAGATCGTTTAATAGGGCTTTATTAACGGGTGGAGTTATTCCAGGTTTTCTAACTACTCTGATCTGGGCAGTTGCGCCAATTGCACGGCTTGGATTGTGGCCTGCTAAACTTGCTAATGAATAGATTGAAGATGGTCGAGTTGCCTCATTGATATTCAACTCAGTAATTGAGTCTTCAATATAATAAAATATTAATTGGCTTAAGTTTTCAAAAACAATCAACAACTGACCAAATGGCGAAGCTGCCGTAAAGATGGTCTTTGCCTGCTTGAAACGATTCTGCAAGAATGTGATTGATTCTCCCAAGATATCGTTTATTCGGATCTTTAGGCTCGTGAAGAGTCTAAGTGATGTATTTTGACTTGATAGGTTTGCCATCGGTAACGGACTTCTTTTTGATTATTTATCAGCCCAATCTTTTCTTTGCAAAACCATGACCTTGGATAAATACTTTTAGTATAATACTTTTATACTACATGGGGGTGCTTGGATTTGACGCGGATGGTTCAAGTATGCTCGCACGCCGAGGATGATGCTAAGACTCGCTAAAACGTATCAAAACGATAAGTGGAAACACTAACTTCTGGAGCCTAGTTAACGCTGGCGTTAGCACTCCGGTTACTGAAGAGCTTTTAGCTGCATAAGTAACCAAGCGGCAACTGCTTGACCGAACCAAAGTTGCAAAACCAGCATGGCGTAGCGGCCAAGTCTAACCGTTACCGACTTTTAGCTCTAAGTCGTTAAAGAATGAGATAGTTGGTCCAGTTAGAAAATGGGACTAAGCGTGTGAACGAGAGTTTACTCGAAAATCTTGCGGACACGGGTTCGACTCCCGTCACCTCCACCATGTCTTAAAGGCTTCCATTACGGAAGCCTTTTCTTTTTAGACAGCCTGATTGATAAATAAGAGTATGAAGGCACTTAACACCGACGATATTTTTTTAAGGAATTTAACAATAGCTCTACTTGATCTCCTGAATGGATCAATGACACTTTCTCTGTCTAGAGACGATCATAAAGAGACATTCTCTGTTCCATTTCTCTATAATTTTGGAACTGATGAGGGTTTCTTAAAGGATTTTTATATTGGACTCCCAGACAACTGTCAAATCCCAGTAGCCGAAGGCACTTACGATATTATTCCAAGAGGAATTGTTACCCTAGGATCATTTCAGGTAAAATCATCAGATATTACAAATCGATTCATTCGTGGACAGTACTCCGAATTGGAACGCGGACCAAACGATCAAAACGTTTTAACTGGATATTCTGCTCAACTCTATTCTCTACCAATGTCAGTTAAGTTTGACGTAAAGATTATTTGCGATAACTTAAATAAAGCATTCAAGATTGCTGAGAGAATGTTAGACATTAATTACGCAAATCGTGTAATGTATTTTCAATACAATGGAGTTCGTATTCCGGCTCAATTCCAGTTTCCAACAAATGAAACGGTTGACAAGGTTTACAAATTTACAATGAATGAAAATAACAAGATCAATGTGAGTCTTTCAATTGATGTTGAGACCTATTTCCCAAGCTTTGAGCAGAGTTCTAAGAGGCTTAGCACAAATGTTATGGAAAGAGTTAATATCAATAAAAAGGACGATACTGGAAATAATATGACAAGCAGTTGGGTTGATCAAAATACACCTATCATTTAATGAAGTACTTATTAGAATTTAAAACATTTACAATTACTGAAGGCGGTAACGCTTTTCCTGATGCACAAAGCCTTGATCGTGGCGCGGTTGAACCGGCTTTTGCTAAATTCCAAGATGCAATGTCAAATGTATTTGGCAAAGCTGAACTTGAATTAATTGGTTCATGGAAACAAAAAGAAGTATCTGGTGATCTAGATACTCTATTCTATTCTGACTTAACTCTTCCTGAGATCTCAGCAAAAGTTCAAGAAGCAGGATACGAAACCAAGATATTTTATGGATTTAATATTGTGTCCGTTAAATTTGAAATTTCACCAGAGCATTTTGTTCAATTTGATATGTTCGTTAGGCCGATGGACACCAACCGTGATGTAAACGATTTGTTCTATAAATCAACTGATGAAGAACGGTATTCAACAAAGCATCGTGTCTTTTTGATCTTTTGTGCGCTAGATTCTATGAAGTTTGATAAGATTGAAAAAGACGGTGTGTTAACTCATTTTAAAGGTTATATGCTTCGACCTGACGGTCTCTATCAATTCACGAAAGAGATGAAGAAGATTAATTATAAGATTATGGATCGCCAAAAGTTAACCGACGACCTTGATCAAATTTCGTTGATCTTATTTGGTAAAGTCTATCCGTATCAACAATGGAATACTTACGAAAAGACTCTCACCTTGCTTGAGAAGAATCCTAAATTAGACATGAAGACTATTCTTGACGAATATCGTGCTAAATTGGATGAAGAAGGTCTTGTGGTTCCAGGTGGAATCAGTTAATCAAATTCCAATTCCAAATCAAAATTGAAATACTTAAAATCTACAGTAAATGTCTGAAATTGTGGAGTAACTGACGAGTACGATAGAGTTATTGCACTCATTTGAGTAATCATTGGTCGGTTAAAGATAATTGAACTTACTCCATACCCTTCATTATTTAAAAGAGTTAATCTGATCGGGCTAAAATACGGATGGTTGCCGTGTCTGATTGGACTATTTGTTAGAGCTTGACCCAACGAATTGCCTGTATTCTTTTCGCTTGTGTTTGCAGGCTCAAGGTAATTAAGTAACGTATCCATCATGATGAAATAGTTTAAGTAGGCATCAGTTAACTTAAAAGTTAATTTAAGATCCCTATTAAACATGTCAGCAATGGGCTTTGAAGATTGAACTTCTTGTATTTTACCAAGAGTTCTGGTCTGAGTCGGCAATTGGCTTGTTAATCCAGGAAAGGTTACGCTCTGAATAGTTGATGCCATAAAATCTGAAATTGATTTATACGGCAATAACAGATTACGATAGTATTTCTCATACTTCGCATTGACCGCATCATTAAAGAAATCTTGCGGTAAATTAACTAAAAAGCTGTTCTGTCTAGAATTAAGTATCATACAGAATTATCTATATGAGGCCGAGAGCGGTCTTTATTTTATCAATTACCGTTGATGTTTTGATTGTTCTAGAGCACTCAAACATTCGGTGAGTTCCTTTGTGTACTGGACACCAGTTCCAATCAGCCGGATCAAGCTTGTGAGTATTGAAACAGCCTGAACATTTGCCGGCTGGTGCACAAACTCTATGAGTGTTCTCAACCGTTTCGGTGTAATCATACGAGAATCCTGAAATAAGGACAAGTGGGGTCGTGGTTGCCCAAGCCAACCAGCTTAGTCCACTACCAATTCCTACAAAGACTTGAGACTCTTCAAGTTCACGAATGACATTCTCGATTGGACCTGACGCTAATTTGCGAACGCTAGTTGGATGAGAATTACCCATGAAGCCATCTTCTTCTCTTGACACCAGCACTACTTCATAACCGGTTTCCTTACACCAGTCAACTACTTCTTGCCAGCCGTCTGGATTATTCCAGTATTTTGCTTGGCATGTGCCGTGAATTGCGATTGCGATCTGTTTTTTCTTTTCAACCTTTGGAATCGCAAGTAGAGGTTTAGTCTCTTTATACTCAAGACCCAAGATATCAAATGCACATTTTTGCATTGCCTGATCCTTGACTTCTTTGACGTTTCGGTTTAGATCAATTTTATGATCTTGATCGTAATACCAGCCAATATTGTACATTGCAACAATATTATCAACAACATCGCCAGGTTTAATGAACTCAATTTCCGGATACTGTTTTTCAAAAAGTTGGTTTAGATGAGTTGAACAAATTACCTTGCAACCGTGCTTCTTACGAAACTCTTCAACTGCTGGAAACCAGGCCAAACTATCGCCAAGAGAAGATGAATCTACTGAAATATAGACTCTACGATCTTTTAGGCTAATTGACTCGTCTAGGACAAGTTGACCGCTTTCTTTGTGAGTTACCTTAACTCTCCAATCAATATAGTATCGCTTATTTGACTTGACCCACATATTACGGGTGATTGTGTCCTTGTGCTCGACCTTGCCAGTTTTCTTATTAATAAACTCAACTAAGTATTCGCCTGGGGCTCCCCCAGTTATCTCTACGTGTGGTCCATTTACGAAATGATAGTTAATAGTCAAGTCTTTTGCACGCTTTAGATTCACCTCTCTGATGTGACTTGAACGTTCATCAATATGATCAGCTGCAAGCCGTGCAACTCTATCCCAGTTAAAATCTTGATGGATCTTTTGAGCATCAGCTAGCGCCTTCTCCTTATGTGATTTATAATTTAAGTAGGCATCTCTCATTGCTCTACGTAAGTCGTTAAAATCAGGCTCATAATAATTGCCAACGATATCTGCAGTAGTTACGGTCGGTTTATCTTCCGCTGAGCCAAGCGCTGAGCGTTCGCCAACAATTTTGACTGGAATACCTTTGCCTTCAGCAAACTCCATTTGGCCTGAGCACTCTGAATAGATTGATGGAGTTCCGCAAGCCATTGCCTCGATTAGTGGCAGATTCCAGCCTTCACTACGCGCACATGATACAAATACGTTAACTGACTTGATTAGGTCAACGTACTCTTTTCTTGGCGGCATGTGTAATACTTTAATACGGTCGTCTTTGAATTCGTATTTTGCTAAGCGCTCTTCGGTTGTTTGACAACCGTCTGCACTAAAGCCCCATGGATTATCAGCAGATAAGATTAGATCTACAGGTTCGTCCGCTGAAAATTCTTCCAAGAAAGCTCTAACTATTTCGGTTGTAGATTTGCGGTAATCCCAACGACCGAATAGGCCGAATGTAAATCGGTCTTCTCCGGTTAATGGATGAACGACATTTTCAGGAAAGAATGTCTCAATATCAACTCCTTCTGGGATTACAAATATTTTATCAGCTGGGTAGCCCTGTTTGACTGTGCAATCTCGTTGCCATTTAGACGGAACCCAAACTTCATCAAATTCTAATAACTTATCAAAGAACTCTGATGGCTGTAGCGTTGATTCCCAAACGTTATAGGCAATCTTGTAATTATCGTAATTGTGATAAAAGTAATGATGATTAGTTTCGTTTAGAATTAGGTCGACATGAGTCTGGCCGAGGTTTGGCCAAGATTGATATACTTTATGATCGCTAAGAGTACGATCTCCATTCCATAGAGATTGCTCAACAAGTAAAGACTTGATCTGATCTGTCATATACGCCTCACCATTATGAGGTTCGTCAGACATACCCTCCCACGAAGATCCTACTGTGTAGTTTCGGATTTCAAGAGGAAGCCTCTCTGCTAATTTTGTGAAAAATGATTGAGCATGATTA